CAAACAAAGAAACGCATGGGCGCTAAGATGGCACGTAAAGCAAAACGTACCAAACGTACAAACCCAGCAAGCAAACGTTTAAAGAACCTGAATAGGAGACGTTGATGCTTGTTGAAGAAGTAGTTGAAGGTTACAAGCAAGTTTGGGCAAGAGATAAGAAAGGCGTTAAGCGCAAGTATCGTTGCACCAGCGGACAAAAGAAAGGTCGTGTTGTTGCCAAGCCAAGCACATGCAGCACACCTGTAAAGCAAGGCAAGAGTGTAAGAGCTAAGAAGACACGTAGGCACAAGAGTGTTACACAAGCTACCAAGCGTAGTATGACTATCAAACGTCCTACAAGTAAACGTGTAACAAGGCTAAACAAGAGTGCAAATCGCAAACGTATTAGGCCACGTAAGAGGAGTCGCAAATGAGACTAGATGAATTTAGAACTGATGAAGAACAGCTAGATGAAATTATTCCTCTTATACCTGCTATCGCGGGTGGTGTAGCTCGAGCCGCAGTTGGCGGAGTTGGCAAACTAGCAGGCAAAGCAGCCGTAGGCGGTGCTAAACTTGCTGCGCTAAAGGTGTAGGTAAATTAGCCAAAGGTGCAGTTAAAGGTGCAGGAGCACTTGCACGAGGCGCAGCTAAAGCAGTGACAGGTGATGATGACGAGCCAGAAGCACCAGCTGATCCAAATGCAACAGTAGGTACACAAGCAGCATCACCTAAACCAGCAACAGCAGCAGAGCCTGTGAAAAGCACAGCACCAAATACTACAGCAAAAGCAGCACCTGTAGATGTTCCAGATGATTTCCGTACAGGTGCAACATTAGATTTACCAACCAAGTCACCAGGTGGAACTACAGCATATAGAGTCACCCGGGCACAAGGTGATGACATCGAAATAGAAGATCCAAAGGACCCTAATGGTCCTAAAATGATATACAAGAAGAAAAACTTACAAAAGGCTATGGGCAATGAAACTGAATGAGTTGATAGGAGATTTCCAAATCTTTACAACAAATGAAGAGCAAGAGTTTCTTGACAAATGGTCCAATGGTTGTTATACTGACACATTAACTGAGCGTGAACAAATACTAGTTGACGGTTTAGTTAGGAAAAGTATATTAAACAAAGTTAGATATCAAGGAAGTATTTGGGTCTCAGTAGATGAAAACTATAAACCAAGCAGTTGAAGAACTAGAAAATCTAGTACAAAATGAACTACCTCGTTATAACATTCCGTACAAACAAGGCAGGACAATACGTATTGGAAAGACAATCATACGCCGTAGCCAACGCAACGGATATATGGTAATTGATACCGACGAAAATGCAACAGTAACTACTGCATTTAGCAAGCATGGTGCAGTTGCTATTGCCAAAGCATACAGCGATGGCCGTAATATACAACAGTATGAAAAACTAGATAATGAGTTGCAAAACACTTTATCGATTCTGTGTTCTACAACAACAGTATTAGTGTAACAAAAGACGAATTTAGGAAGAATATACTAGAAGATCGCTTGGAAATTAGCGAAATGCACATTAACCATGCACTAGAATCTCTAGAAAAGTTTATTCTTACAATTCAATGATAAATAACTATAACAAACCAGGGAAGTAATATGCATATTTCAGATTTTACAAAACCAGTTACTGCAAAGTCACTAAACGAAAGTTTAGCAAAACATTACGGTAGCAAGATTAACCTTAGCAAGTTTACTATTGAGCAACTACAGGATGCTCGTAACAAACTTCGCACACAGCTATTCAACGTTGAAACTAACGAGAGCTTCGACAGCGTACAGAATTCAGCATACAACAAATCAAAAATGATGTTGGATGTACTAAACGCTGAACTTTCTGAGCGTGGCAACATTGAAGATGAATCAATCGAAGAAGGCGAAGTGCCAGCAGGATTGAAAGCATATCAAGACAAGAAAAACAAAGGCAAAGCGCCTGCTAAGAAGAAAGCAAAAGGCGATGGCAAGATGCCAATGGATGACAATGGCACACCAGACGATAAGTCAGATGATAAGCCAGCCTTCTTAAAGAAGAAAAACGAATCCGTTGTTCGTGAAGGTGCAGAGGATCATGCAGAGCTTGTTATGGCAGCAAAAGATATGGTTGACCGTCTTACTGGTTGGATGGAAGACACAGCTGAAATGCAAACTGAATCAATGCTAGAACTAGCAGATGCTATCCGTGACGAACTAGGCGCAGAGCAAGCTGAAGGCTTTACAAACACAATCAAGCCAGCACTAGACAGCTTGTATAGTGCAATGGAAGGCGCTCGTGTTTCACTAACAGACGGCGTTGGCCTTATCACAGGCGAAGGCGAAGCTCCAATGATGGGCGACGATGGCGAAATGGGTGACATGGACGACATGGACATGGAACCAACTACAGATATGGACGGTGAAGGCGACTTAGATGCAGAACTAGGCGGCGATGACTTTGATGCTGCTGAACCAGCAGCAGGTGGTGATGAGCCAGAAGAAAGAGCCAAGCGTGAAAGTATTGACCCACGTAGACTAGCCAAGACACTTTCAAAAAATGTCAAAGAAGGCAAAGTTAAAGATGCTATGATTGGCGATTCAGAAAAGATGACAAAAGCAGCGTTTGCTAAGAAGTATGGCAAAGAAGCAGCCGATGAGATGTACGAGTCAAAAAAAAAGTAACTGAAGGCGTAGAAACACAAAAACTCTATCAAGTCCTCAACTTGTTAAAAGACAGAGGAATGGTAGAGTTTTCTATTGAGCAGCTTAACAATTATATGCAGAACGTAGGTGAAAAACAATTCACATACGATACTTTTAAACTAGCATATGATAGTGACCAACGTATTCAAGCATTAGTAACTGACTTTAATCAAGAAGAAGTTAGTCTCAAAGATAGTGAAATGGATGACATCAAGCGCAAACGTAAGAAGTCAACCAACGATGTTGAAAAAATGGCAAAACGTGCAACAAAGGTTGGAGATATTTAGATTGACAAATGGACCAGATCCTATTATAATCTAAGTATGACATTAATTAACCCCAAGTACAAATACGAAAAACTAAAAAGAGTAGAGGTTGGAGGCAAACGTCGATACGCTGCCCCCGGCGGTCCACCTGTAGCAAGTGTAACAACTATCCTCAGCGGCACCAAAGACATGAGCCATCTCATTGCTTGGAAGAAGCGTGTGGGTGAAAAGAAAGCACAAGAGATTGTTACTGAAGCCAGTGGCGTAGGCACTAGGATGCACAAGTATCTTGAAGACTATGTTGACAACGGAGTATGGACAGAAAGCGCAGGCAGCAATCCATACGCACAGCAAGCCTACAAGATGGCATGTGTTATACGTGACGAAGCAATGGGCGATGTAGATGAGATTTGGGGTAGTGAAGTTCCTCTTTATGTTCCTGGCATCTACGCAGGCACAACTGACTTGGTAGGACAATACAAAGGCAATCCTTGTATTATGGACTTCAAGCAAACCAACAAGCCCAAGAAGCCCGAGTGGGTAGAAGATTACTATCTACAGCTTACAGCATATGCATTAGGTCACAACGAAGTACACGGCACAGACATACGTGAAGGACATATCTTTATGTGTTCACGTGGATTAGAGTATCAGCAGTTTGATCTATGGCCAGATGAGTTCGCAGAATGGGAACAAGAATGGTGGAATAGGTGCCGTCAGTATTACGAACAACACGGATAAATACTTTACGTAATAGGAGAGTTAACCGTGGCTATTGTTCAAATATCAAGGATTCAGAACCGCAGAGGTAGAGAGCTAACAGAAACAGGACTACCCCAATTATCAGGTGGAGAACTTGGATGGGCAGTTGATACACAGAAACTTTACATAGGTAATGGATCTGTAAGCGAAGGTAGTCCAGCTGTTGGAAATACCAATGTTCTTACAGAACATAGTGATATATTTGCATTAGCAGACCAGTACGTCTATAAAGAAACTAGTAACCTTTGGGGCGCAGAGCCGCAGCCACCACAAAGCCTGCAAGAAAAATTAGACCAAGTTGTTACAGTATTTGATTTTGGTGTAGCAGGTGATGGTGCCGCAGATGATACTGACGCACTACAAACAGCAATTGACAGCTTGTACCTACGTGCATTAGATGTTAAAGATAGAGTTGCATTGCATTTACCAGCAGGTGAATACAGAATCAACGGCACAGTATACTTGCCACCTTTTGTTACACTTGTAGGTGACGGCATTGGTAAAACTGTTATATTTACAAGTCCAAATATTTCAGGTGGTGATGACTTGTTTGTTACTGTAGATGGCTCGGCGCAGCCAGGTGCTTACAATACTGATCCTAATGATGTTATTGCAGTAGATGCAGTTGGAGAAAACCAAGCTCGTCATATCTTTATGAGCGACATGACTATTCGAATGGATCGTATGGGCACAGCTTTAAACTTACAGTGCTGTTCACGTAGTACCTTTAGAAACCTCAGACTAGAAGGTGCATGGTTAGATGCATACGGCAACAATGCTATTGCCAACGAATCAAACAATCACGGTATTGAGTTGAGCAATCCTCAAAACCTTGCAGCAAATTGTAAAGAAAACAAATTTGAAAATGTAGAAATTACCAAGTTCTATGATGGTGTAGTTGATACTACTTACACAAACTATAACCGTAGAAACACTTGGATGAATTGTACATTCACCAACATGGGCAAAGCCTTTGTGTTTGGCGATGCTACTAGAACAGATGGCCCAAGTCATAACTTGATTCACAATTGTATGTTTGATAACATTGGACAAGAAGGCATCCTAATTTACTATGGTGAATACAACATCAGTAGCCACAACAGATTCTATAGTGTAGGTACACAAGTAAGTGGACAGCAAGCGCCTTCAACTGGCTTTGGCGCCGCAGGTATTAGTGGTTGTCACGTTATTGAATTTACCAATAACTTCAACAACACTAGCACAAATGACTATTTTGAAAGAACAGCAGCGTTAACAAAATCACGTAGTGATACAGGACAATCAGATCCTTATGCAGCTCTTGATTATATTGCAGAAGTAGGCGGCAGTGTTGATTACAGAAATGGATATAGAATACAAACATCTGTAGGCTATACACTTGTACAAACATTAGCCGAAGATGGCGTTACATTAATTACCCAAGAATCGGTTGACTTCTTGAAAATTCCGTTGTATAGTAATGGTACTGTAGAGATAGATTATGTTTACGTTGGCAAACGTCAAAATGGTGTAGACCCAGATATCTTTGTAAGGAAAGAAGGAACTATGAGAGTGCATTGTCATACTGATGATGCAGATAATTTGCAAGTCACTGATGAAGCAGATTACTCAGGGGATGATCTTTACTACGAAGAATTAGAATTTGGCGCATACATTGAGAACAGAGACGGCGAAGACACACTTATTATTACAGTGAAAAACTTAGTACCAATTGAAGAAGATACATTCACATATAACGTAAGAGTCAAAAGCTAATACATGTTTGAAAAATCCGAGGTAGAACGACTTCGTGCTTGGCACGAGTTTCGAGACCTTCTAGAAACCAGTAACGATCCTATACAGGATACAATTAAGTTGTACAATGGTGCACCTTTAGTTAATATTTCTGTGGATCCATATAATCAAGACACATGGCCTAATCCATGGGAGTTGCTCAAGGAAAACACCTACTGTGACTTTGGAATTATTTTGGCAATTGCCTACACTTTACAGTTAACTGATCGCTTTTCAGAGGCTCCAAAAGAGATACATATCAGTACTAACAAAAACCAAGCACAGACAAAATATTTGTTGTATGTTGATAATAAAGTAGTAGGATTCAATAGAATTGCGTGGGTACACGAAGATGATTTTGACAGTAGTGAATGGACTGTCGAGACCAAGTACCAACTACCATCATACAAATAAATAGACGATAGACAAAGATAAAGGAAAACAAAATGATTCAAGTTACCAAGCGAGATGGTCACAAAGAGCCCCTAGATATTGAAAAATTACACAAAGTTGTGTTTCATGCATGTGATGATATTACAGGAGTTAGTCCGAGCGAGGTAGAAATTAAGAGTCAAATTCAATTCTTTAATGGTATGAAGACGAGCGAGATCCAAGAAACTTTGATCAAAGCAGCAGCAGATCTTATCACAGAAGAAACACCTAACTATCAGTATGTTGGCGGAAGGCTAATCAATTATGCATTGCGTAAAGAAGTGTACAACGGATACGAAGCGTGTACAGTTAAAGCTCTAGTAGAGCGCAACGATACGAAGCTTGTACAGTTAAAGAGTTAGTAGAACGTAACACTGAAAAAGGGTTTTATGATCCAGAACTAATCACATACTACACTGACGAAGAGTGGGATACAATTAATACTTTTGTAAAGCACGAGCGTGACGAAAGTTTAACCTATGTTGCTATGGAGCAGCTACGAGGCAAGTATCTGTGTCAGAATAGAGTAAGCGGAGAGATCTTTGAAACTCCACAGATGTGCTATGTTCTTATTGCCGCTACATTGTTCCAAGGGTATCCAAAAGAAACACGTTTGAAATGGGTGAAAGATTATTATGATGCAATCAGTTTGCATGATATTAGCCTTCCTACTCCTGTTATGGCTGGTGTACGTACACCTCAGCGTCAATTCAGTAGTTGTGTTCTTATTGAAACAGATGACAGCTTAGACAGCATCAATGCTACCAGTGCTAGTGTTGTTAAGTATGTAAGTCAAAAAGCAGGTATTGGTATTGGCGGCGGTGCTATCCGTGCTATTGGTTCGCCTATTCGCAAGGGCGATGCTTACCATACAGGTGTTATTCCATTCTTTAAGATGTTCCAAGCAGCAACTAAATCATGTAGCCAAGGTGGTGTACGTGGCGGAGCAGCTACAATTTATTATCCTATTTGGCACTTGGAAGCAGAAGACATGTTGGTGCTAAAGAACAACAAAGGCACAGAAGAAAACCGTGTACGTCATATGGACTACGGTGTACAGTTCAACAAACTTATGTATGAAAGACTTATCACAGGCGGCGATATAACTCTTTTCTCGCCTAGTGATGTACCGGGCTTGTACGATGCTTTCTTTGCAGACCAAGACAAGTTCAAAGAACTTTACGAAACAGCAGAACGCAACACAAGACTACGCAAAAAAACTATTCCAGCAATTCAGTTGTTCAGCAGCTTTATGGAAGAGCGCAAGAACACAGGGTTCCAGCAATTCAGTTGTTCAGCAGCTTTATGGAAGAGCGTAAGAACACAGGGCGTATCTACTTGCAGAATGTAGACAATGCCAATGAGCATGGCAGCTTCTTGCCAGAGGTTGCACCTATTAGACAATCAAACTTGTGTGCAGAAATTGACTTGCCAACCAAGCCACTTACAGACCTTAATGACCCAGACGGTGAAATTAGTCTATGTACGCTAAGTGCTATCAATTGGGGCAATGTTAAGACACCACAGGACTTTGAAAAAGCATGTACTCTTGCAGTTCGCGGACTTGATGCATTACTAAGTTATCAAGGTTATCCAATTTTAGCTGCTCAATTATCTACAGAGAAACGCCGTCCTATCGGCGTTGGTATTATCAACTTTGCTTATTGGCTAGCAAAACATGATTTAAACTATCAAGACATTGACACAAACGGCTTAGAACTAATTGACGAGTATGCAGAAGCCTGGAGTTACTATCTAATCAAAGCAAGTGCTGACTTAGCTGTAGAGCATGGTTGCATTCCAGGCATCAACGAAACAAAGTACGGACAAGGTATTACACCTAACCAAACATACAAAAAAGACTTGGATGAACTAATCAAGCACAAAGAGCGTATGGACTGGAAAGGGTTGCGTAAGCAGCTTAAAGATACAGGCATTCGCAACAGCACACTAATGGCACTTATGCCAGCAGAAACATCAGCACAGATTGCAAATGCTACCAATGGCATTGAGCCACCACGTAGTTTGATTAGTGTTAAACAATCAAAGCACGGCGTACTAAAGCAAGTTGTACCAGAGTTCAAGCGTCTTAAGAACAAGTACGACTTACTATGGGATCAACGTAGCCCTGAAGGTTACATTAAGATTATGAGTGTGCTACAAAAATATATCGATCAAGGCGTAAGTGTTAACACTAGTTACAATCCTGCGTTCTATGAAGATGAAAAGATTCCGCTGAGTACAATGATACAGCACCTATTGATGTTCTATAAATACGGTGGCAAGCAGTTGTATTACTTCAACACTCACGATGGACAAGGCGAACTAGATGTTAGCAAGATGGTTAGCGAAATGGAAGAAACTCCTCTCAACGGTGCAGAAATCGACTATGATGAAGACTGCGAGAGTTGCGTAATTTAACTTGACATACTAGGGCATAGTATGTTAATATCAACGTATAGATAAGGATACACACATGAGCGTTTTTGATACTGAAAATCGTGTCGACCACACAAAGGTAACAGCATTTCTTGATCCAAGTGGCGGACCAACAATTCAACGATATGACACGTTGAAGTACAAGACTTTTGATAGTCTTACTGATAAGCAATTAGGATTCTTTTGGCGTCCTGAAGAAATTGATATCTACAAAGATGCCAAGGACTTCAAAGGGTTGACAGAACATGAGCGTCACATCTTTACAAGTAACTTGAAGCGTCAAATCCTACTAGACAGTGTACAAGGTCGTGCGCCAGTAGAAGCATTTGGACCTGTAGTAAGTTTGCCAGAACTAGAAAACTGGATCCAGACATGGACGTTCAGTGAAACAATTCACAGCCGTAGTTATACACACATTATTCGTAACGTGTACAGTAACCCAAGTCTTATCTTTGATGAGATGTTGGACATCAAAGAGATTGTAGATTGTGCTGGAGATATTTCAAAGTACTACGATGATCTTATTGAACAGGGTGCATACTACAACTTGCTAGGCGCAGGTACGCACACAATCAATGGCAAGAAGAAAACAATTGATCTTTATGAACTAAAGAAAAACATTTGGCTTACACTTATGAGTGTTAACATTCTTGAAGGTGTAAGGTTCTATGTATCATTTGCGTGTAGTTGGGCGTTTGCTGAACTAAAGAAGATGGAAGGCAATGCTAAGATTATTAAACTTATTGCCCGAGACGAAAATCTACACCTAGCAAGCACACAGATGTTGCTTAAGGTATTGAAAAAAGATGATCCGGACTTTGCTAAGATTGCAGAAGAAACAGAAGCAGAATGTATTCAGATGTTTATTGATGCAGCAGATCAAGAAAAGGCTTGGGCAGAGTATTTGTTCAAAGACGGAAGCATGATTGGATTGAACACAGAGCTGTTGGGTCAATATGTTGAATGGATTGCCACACGTAGAATGCAGAATGTAAATTTAAAGTCACCTTATAGTGTAAAGAGCAATCCTTTGCCTTGGACACAGAAATGGATCAGCGGCTCGGATGTACAAGTTGCTCCACAAGAAACAGAAATTACAAGTTATGTAAGTGGAGGCACAAAGCAAGACGTATCAAATGATACATTCAAAGGCTTTTCGTTATGATAGAAATATACGGCAAGCCAGCTTGTGCATTTTGTGATAGAGCAAAAGCGTTGTGCGAAAGTCAACAGTTGGAATACAAGTATTATCAACTAGACGAAGACTTTACTCGTGACGAAGTATTAGAAATGTTTCCAGGCGCACGTACCTTTCCACAAATCAAAGTAGGTGGCAAAAGCATTGGCGGTTGGGATCAGTTTCCACAGTATCTAGAAGACACAGCATACAACGGCACAGGATTTACACTATAGGTTTTGCAATTACTGATAAGAGTGTGTTATTCTATTTTCACAAGTGCGGAAACACTAATATTAGAGCACTTGAAAATGTAGATATAACTGAAGCATATTGGCATATAAACATTGAAGGCAGCAGGCCTGCTTATGAGTTATATGAAGACATGCATGGCAACAACAAAGTGCAATTTATTTTGGTGCGGCATCCTATCAAGAGATTCTACAGTGGGTACGCACATTACTGGAGGCAGTATAGAGATAACTTTGCAGACTTGCGTCCTTGGATTAATAGAGAGCTAGAAGATAGAATCGAACACTACAACATTGATGTACATGTAAGATTGTTTAAGAAAGTACTAGAAGACTTCAAGCGCAAAGATTGCCAACATGCTAGTAATACAATTGCATTCTACTTGCATTGTATACACGATATGTCTCAAGACTATCAGCCAGGTATGCAGGTTATGAAATTAGATGATGCTAATTACAACACACATCTTTGGAGCATGGATCCTGTGTTTAAGAGACTAAAGCCTATGCACAAAAACAAAGGCATGGACTACCCCGAAGACAAACTAACAGACAAAAACAAAGACTTTATATACAAGTATTATAAAAAGTCTTCAAAACTATTTGGATATAAATATGATCATTGAAGCACCATACAAAGTAAACGATACAATTACAATTAAGACTACAGCCGGTGACGAAGTTGTTGCACGTTTTGTTGAAGAAAATGACAAGACTATTACAGTTAGCAAACCTCTTGCACTAATGGCAACACAACAAGGCATGGGCCTAGCACCGTTTGCATTTACTATTGCACAAGATGCAAAAGTGCCGCTAAATAAGACTACAGTAATGTTTGTGTGCAAGACAGAGCCTGAAATGGCCAACGTTTGCATTTACTATTGCACAAGATGCAAAAGTGCCGCTAAATAAGACTACAGTAATGTTTGTGTGCAAGACAGAGCCCGAAATGGCCAAGCAATATATGACTAGCACCACAGGCATTCAACTAGCGTAGGAGTAACATGGCAGGAGTAGCAACAAATGCTGACACAGCAGGCGGAGCATTGACTTCGTTGCAAAACACTGTAACCATAGCTGGACAGGCTGTAGTTGTAAGTGGTAGTGCTGTCGCTGGACACGGCGTTGCTCCTCATCTACCACAAACTATCTCTTCTGGTACACAAAGTACAGTTACTATCAATGGTATTGGTATTGTCGTTGTTGGTGACGGTGCAGATGTATGTGGCGAGATAACAACCGGCTCAGGCACTGTTAGTATTGGTTGACAATCTATACTGCGTATGTTAATATAATTTACACATTAGGCATTTAGAGAGGCAACTATGGATAAGATTATTGTAACAGACTGTGATGGCGTACTACTCAATTGGGAATACGCATTTGTATGCTGGATGACACAGCATGGATATACTGAAATTGAAGACGGCAACCTAGAATACAACATTGGCAAACGATTTGGTATTACACTAGAAGAAGCTATCAAGCAAGTTGTAATATTCAACGAAAGTGCAGCAATGGCATTCCTACCAGCACTACGTGATGCACGTTACTATGTGAAACGACTGCACGAAGAACATGGCTATGTGTTCCATTGTGTTACCAGCATGAGTCTTGATCCTAATGCCAAGAAGCTACGTCAAATGAACTTGGACAAGTTATTTGGTCCAACAGCCTTTCCAGTACTAGAGTGTTTGGATACAGGTGCAGACAAAGACGAAGCACTTGAAAAATATCGTGACACCAACTACTACTGGATTGAAGACAAGTTTTCAAATGCTGTTGCAGGACAAAACGTAGGCATGCGTCCAATACTTATTGAACATGGTTGGAACATGAATGATACTATTCCAGATGGTATGAAGAAAGTAGTCAACTGGAAAGAACTTTATGAGCACATTGTGAATGGATGACCACAGCGTACACGAACAACTACGAATAGCTTTTGCAATCTATTTAAAGGAGAGCGAAAAGTTTGATGCTGGAGTGAAAGCCAGTGCCGTTCGTGCAAGGCAAGCGTTACAAGAAATAAAAGAACTTACCAACGAACGCAGAAAACAAATACAAGAAAAAAAGCAAGAAATGTAACTGCTGGATATAAATACATATAGAGGAAAGCAATATGGAATTAAACACAATAGCAGATGTCAAACTTTACATCAAAAACAATTATGACTTGGAACCAAAGGCGTCCACAGAAACTCATTTAGAGTACGATAGAGTAGTTATCTCTAAGAACACAGACAACCAAATGGAAGTCAATTTCGAAGATAGTGCTAACATGTGGACAGTTGCAAGAACCGGACACACTGTTGATTATTGTAGAGCAGACGATTTACTTCAGCAAATTGGACCAGGCGGCGGATTGGTATACTTTTTATTCCCAATTGAGAGATCCATGGATGCAATCTAAAAAATATCTTCAGGCAATCGGAAAACGTGTATCTTACTACTTTGCTGTGAGAGAAAAGATTATAAAATATATTCAACGAGAAAAGATTCATGATCAAAAACTTCAAGTTAACTTGGTTGTAATTGGTGCTGTATGGGCAGCTGATCAAATCAATGATAGTCTAAACGAAGATACATTACTAAGTGTATTTGGTTTAGAATCAGACAACGATGCACAGTCAATGAAAGTTTTTGAACTTGATAACAATCACAAAGAATTGACGCTAATGGAAATACTTGACATAACAGTTGAAAGTTATCCTTGTTAGCGCCAACGACTTAATTTTTTGTAAATACAGTATGTTAAGAAATGACCTTAAAGATTATTACAAAATATTCTACATGGTGAAAGGTCACCTTGAAGCATCTCCCGAAACAGTAATTAGTTGCTACGATGGATACTTTAAACGTCTATGGATGGCTGGCTGCAACGGAGCACCTCTTTATGATTATGAAGAACAATTTGAAACAGCATGGAGTCACAAACAAAATGGTAAGCAAGCAATTCGAAGCCTTAACAGACGATGAACTAGCGTTTATGGAAAAGTTACTTGGCGAAGCTCTTGGTACAGAAATGGAACAAGACAAAACATGGAAGAGCAAAAATGGTTACAGTCGACCATTTCAAAAACAACGAAAGATTCTTAATTGTTTGAATGCTATTAAATCTCAACGTACTATACAAAAAGTACGTGCAACCAAATGGTAATTAGAACTTAACTTTCTTTGTAGCCATTGGATAAATTGCATGAGTATCAGGGCAACCTGGGCATAGGGTACATTGAGGTATGGCTGTTTGAAAAGTTTCAAAAAATTTATTCAGTTGTTCAGCTGGTGCAAAAGGATCTCCGGCGGTATATTGATTGAGTAAATCTACAGCCCTAGGTTCAATACTAAATTGCAAAAACAAATCGTCTTTGAGTCCAGTAAGTTGGCATTGGTACAAATAACCTTTATGGAAAAAACTACAAGGCCCTGCATCTTCTAGGCATACACTGTATGCATCGTCGATGTTGCTGTTGTGCATGTACCAAGTTTTGTCTTTGATAATATTAATAGCTGAACTCTTGAAGTCATAAGTTTTTTCTAACATTGCTACACATTGCTCGCCGTTATAATACAATATGGCGCCATTAGAAACATCAGTGCGAACCTTATAATCAATGCCGTCTAACACAAACTTCAATTGCCTTACAATGTCTTTGAGCATCGCAGGATCATGCACAGTTATATTCAAATAATATCCGAGTTTAATAACTTTCTTAACTGTTTCTTTATTAGGTTCTAGCAGTGTTCCATTTGTTGCAACAAAGTATTCTTTTGCATTAGGCCATAGTTGTTTGAGTCCTACTGCCCAAGTGACAATATCTTTGTTTGTAAATGGTTCTCCGCCGTGAATAGTGACTTGATTTATATCACAAAGTTCGCTCCATCTTTGATAATGATTTTTGTAATC